TTCCCTGCTTTATTTGCACACAGGCAATTGGATTTAAAGTTGTATAATTTACGGCTGACATATTTTAACTCCCGGTTAAACGTTTTTCCATGCATTGGTTGGATCAAAATCAGTTGTCGGTACGTATTTGGTTGACGCACCATCTTTCTTTGCGATCAACTTCTGCTTACGATTGCCGCCCTCTTTCTTAATTGAAGTGTGAACCCAACCCGAATTCTTATCACCCTGAGTGAAAAATTCTAAAATAACTTGGTCAAATTCAAGATTTTCCGAAACCCAATCGGCAAGAACCTTATTTGAAACACCCTCAATTTCGTAATCTACCGCTTGACCATTCACGTGCTGGGAAGTTTTCGAACCTCCAACAGCCACATTTAGGGCAGGGCAACGATAGGACGAATTGATCTTAATTGGTTTGCCAAAATGCGCACGAACTGGTTCCAGAATCTTCTCGCAAACGTACTTCATGTTCGCAAGATGTTCTGGTGTAGGTGTATTTTTAATACCCTTGGCCTTCGCGGTTGGCGATGCCGTCAATTCTTCTACTGTAAAATGTTCTGTTATTTTTGTTGACATTTTATTTTCCTTATTCTTTTTTCATGCCCTTACGAACATCGTTGTATAGACTAACCGCATGGTCGTGTGAAACGTGCTTAGGTAAACCCTCTTTAAAGGACTTCAAATCACCATTTTCAGCATGTCTGCGCATTTTAGAAGCAGACATACCTTCTGCACCTTCTGCATCAGGATCACGGTCACCCGCGGAAATAACTTTAGCGGATTTGAAATTGAATTCAGACCCGTTGTACTTATTTATGATTCTTTGATATTCATGAATTCTATCTGATCCAGCAACCATGGTTAAATGTGTATAACCTTGCTTATGCAGTCTCCTTAAATGATCAATAAAGGTAGGTGCATCTGCTGTAGCGCCTTCTATGTTGGTACCAGGCAAAATACGTCTGGCATGTTTGACCTTTTGAGCAACAGATAGAGGATTCTTTTTGGCGTCTTGCGATTTACTAACAACTAGTAAATGATCGCCGCCTGTACTGTCAGCATGTGCCCTAATCGCAGCAGCAAGTTTTTCGTGCCCAGTGGTCGGCGGATTCAATCTACCAAATCCAAAGGTAATGTGCCTCTCGCCAGATTTAGCTGCCTTAATACCACCAGCGTTAAGATTCTGTTGAGCAAACCCACCTTCACCTCGATTGACAATCTTAATAGGTGAAGATGCCTGCTGCGACTTATGATAGAGAACATGGCCTTCTGGACCACTTTCTTGACCAGCAATGTTGTGGGAATACTGAGAAGAAGAACTTAGTACACCAGAAAGGTGATTGGTTGCCTGCTGTAAATGATGTGATACATTCAGCGAATTGGTAAAGTGTCGTGCATTGGCATCAACATGGTCCGAAACGGCCTTCATTGCAGCACGTTTTGCTTCTTTAGACTTTTCGGTTTTAACCTTGGACGCTTCTTTCTCGCCCTTATTGTAAAGGTATTCTTTAAATTCGTCTACGTTAGGCTTTGTACCTCTTCGTACAGTCTGGTTAATATAAGTTTCCAGGTGTTCGCCATGAGGAGTAACCGCAGCATAACCTTTGTCGCCAAGTTTTTCATGTGCCGCCTGAGCGGCATCCAAATGCTGGTCTACAATATGTTGGTCAGGCGCCTGATAAGACGGAGAGGTTTCGATCTTTGAGGTTATATTATGTACGTCAGGGCTGTCTCTAAATCTGTTGCGGTCGGTATCAGTAATGGGGCGAGGAACACCATGTTCGTAAACGGTGTGAATAGCAACGCCAAGTTTAGACCTTGCAGCCTTCTTGCCTTCTGGAGAATTGGCTGCAAGGCCATACTCAATCGTATTTGGTTTGAACTTAAGTTGCCCGTCTTTATTCTCCATGCCATCGCCTTGGCCGCCATGCATAATATCACCCTGTACGGTCATACCTTGGGGCACAACTTTCTGAAGGTGAGTAAACGCTTTCTTTAATTTGGCAACTAGACCAGCGGAGTGACCGTGGTTCTTTTCGATGTCTTCTAGACTGCGATTAATCTTAGGATTCTTATTAAAGGCAGACTTTGTGGCAATAGAAGGACCTTGTTCGTCATGCGAATAGATGAAGGCAGGTGCTCCATCAAACTTGGTTGACAGACCGTCATGCACTGTACCAGCGGCCAGACGGTTGTGGAGCGCCCGGAGAGACGCCAGACCATGGGCAGTGCCTCTAGTTCCACCTAGATGCGGAAGTGAGCCAGGGTGAGTCAGGTGCGTAAGTGGACCCTTGTCCAATACACCACCAGTCTGTTTAACTTCCGTTAAATAGTTCCTAAAAGACAACATATTTTCTTCTTCCGCACTTAAATATAGCATATATTACCAATTTTGGCAAGTGGTTTACACCTATATTTATGCGGGTTTATATTAGACGTTCATAATCAAAATTCAATTTGGTCGTTATTTGGGGCAAATCTACCAAATCCGGACGAGGAGTGTATAGTATTTTGTTCTCGTTATCATAGACAGGTGCCGACAGTGTGTTATCAATTACTGTTTTTCTACCACCTCGGTGATCGGTAACACAAACATCTACTGTTACTTTGCGCAAATGTGTTTCTAAATTGGCAATAAATTCTCGGTCACCCCAATGTACCCGCGTATATGATTCGTTGTAACCGCCCAATTTCAAGAATTTTTTCTTGCTAATTAAAAACTGGTTTATTGTCGGCTCAACAAATATTTGACCTTTGGCTGCTGCATCAAACTCGATCTGAATGTTTTTAAAGTTATAAAAAGCATGATGTTTTAGTTTTTCTTTTGAGAGATAATTTATATCATTGGGCGGTATGGTATAGTCAATATCCAAAAACAATAACCAGTCTGTCTGCGCAACATGTGCGCCTAGGTTTCTTGCACCATGGCTATTGAACCCAATATCTTTAGTAACTCGCCACAACTGAAAATCAATATGGTCTTGATGCTTAAATCCTCTCAATACATCATATGCCGGAAATTTCTGAGATCCGTCATCGATCAGAATTATCTTTAGAGGTGTATAATATCTGTCCCAATATTCGTAGAGTTGTCTGAGTAATTCAGTCGGCTCATTGTAATACGTTTGAATCAAAGTGATGTCGTTCATTGACTCCCCAAGATTTCTCCAAGCTCTTCTTCTCCGCTAACCTCCGTTAGGTCTTTGGTTTCAAAGTCAATACTACCTTTGTTTAGATAATACTGAAACGCCTCATTATGAGTCATACTATCGTCCATAAACAAATCGTAGCCGACATAAACCTCCTGCACAAACTGTTCTCTCGTTTCAATCTTGTGCTTATTTAATTCAATTGCCTCTGCAATTTCGTAGAAGGATGGTTCTTTCTTAAATCTACAGACAAGATATTCTTTACCGCCCGTTGGTCGCCAAAGTGGCATATCATTATCACCCATGTTAGACCATATTCTAGTTTGGGCAACTAACTTAAGATTAAGTTGGGTTTTATCTTGGATCATAATTTAAACTCCGAAAATTTATCTGTGGTCATTTTATCGCGGGACCCAAATGAACCTCTGTCAAAGGCAGGTTCTTCGTCTCCGGCGTCACTCAATCCCTGTTGTGCCGAAGGTTCAAGATCAAATAACTTCATCTTACTCCTATCAACACCGACCATGAACCTCTTATTAGCGGAAGGATCATTATATCTATTTTTTAGCTGCTTCACCAAAAGTTGGCCAAGTTTCTCAAGGTCTTCATTACTTATAAGAGCAAACATAAAGTCAGCGGTTGCTGGCAAACCAAACGATTCAGAAGTATCGGTAAGTTCCACATCGCTGTTAGAAAAACCAGATCGTGTGGTCTGAGTTGCGGAGAAGACCGGCAAGTCATGCTCAACGGCAAGTCCGCGCAACTCTTCAGCAATCGCCTTCACATACGTATAAGAGTTTACACCATTACCAGGTTTAAACCGACTACTAGCACAAATGTTTAGATAATCAATAAAGATAATGTCAGGAATAAACTCACGCTTTAACTTAAGTTCGTTCAACAATGCCTTAAAGTGACCAACGTGTGCAGAAGCGGTAGGATATTCCTTGATAATCAACTTACCCTGCGTCTTACTCTTAATCTTATCAATTCGCGTATCAAACATAGACTTAGACAAATCTTTCAGGTCGTCCATGGTAATATTCATAAGATTGGCATCGATACGCTCGGCAATTCGTTCTTCGGCCATTTCAAGTGTGATGTAAAGAACATTCTTACCTTGTGCCAGAATACTGGCAGCAACGTGACACATGAACAGCGACTTACCAACACCAGTACCCGCAAGGCAGATATTCAAAGTCTTGTTTGGAATACCACCGTTTGTGATCTTATTAAACAGATCAAGATCAAACGGGAGTCTTGACTCTTTACGGTGGTAATATTCAAACCGACTTTCGGCATTATCGATGTAATCGTGACCAACATTCTTGTTAAACGAAACACCAAGTGCCTCTCTTAACCGGTCAGGAATACCATCTTTA